AGGTTAGGCCGCGGGGACTGGGTGAAACCAACAGGGCAGCGGAGGCAGACGATGCTCTCGATTTGGCGGGGTAACGTGGAACCGACGATCCAAGAACGCCACCAGCTGGCCAAGAAAGCCATTCGGGAGGTGGCGGAAGCTCACACGGTCAGTACGTCGCGGATGATGTCTTACGACCGCCATGCCGACATTTCAGCTATCCGGCACGAGGCAATGTGGAAAGCCAGGAAGGTTTCCGGTCTATCTTATCCCTTGCTCGGCAAGCTATTTGCGGGGCGCAATCACACCACAATCATCCACGGGGTCGCCGCCTATGAAGAGCGGATGCGTCGTGATAAACTGCGCAAAATCGATTTAAGGGTCTGACGATGGCGACGATTGACCAATTCAACAACCTGACCAACGTCATGACCACGGTTGGGGAGAAGAACAGCCTCGTCACCCAGTTCCCGCAGCGGATCCGAGACAACACCGGGCGACTCAAGATCACGTCGCATCAGAACGTGTATGAAGCTGACTTCGAATATTCCGGCCAGCCGATGCGCTGGGAGAACTACACGGCCGGCAATGCCACCATCACGCCGACCTCTAGCATCGGTGGTGTCCAGCTCTCCGTGACGACTGCCGCCGGTGACCTGGCGATCCGTCAAACCCGTCCCTATCACCGCTATCAGCCCGGTAAAACCATGTACATGGCAACCGGCTTTGTGTTCGGTGGACCTGCGACAAACCACATTGAGCGGGTCGGGTTCCTAGACGACGCCAACGGCATGGCGTTTCAGATCCAAACGCCGACCGCCACTAACCCAACTGGCATGTGCGTGATGTACCGCTCGGACATCAGGGGCGTTCCTTACGACACAATAATCCCGCTCAACCAATGGCAAGACCCCTACGGTGTGGCTCAGTCGCTGAACTGGCAACAGATCCAGATGATGTGGATGGAGTTCGCTTGGTACGGCGCCGGCCTCATGCGCTGGGGTGTGATCCTCAACGGTGAACCCTACACTCTCCACCAGATCGGCCAAGGCAACGGCGGTCAAAACATCCCGTGGGCGCGTACTGGCAACCTTCCGGTTCGTTACGAGCTTCGCAACACCGGCACCGTTGCTGCCGCGCAGACCATGAACCACTGGGGTGTGTCGGTGGTCGTGGAAGGACAGCGGGACCAACAGCGCGGGTTTACGTATGGCTACGGCATGGCCGCTGGTACGCCGACCCGCTCGCCTGGATCTGCTGCAACTCGTTACCCGCTGCTGTCGCTGCGCTATCGTCCCATGGGCACGATGGAATATGGTGTGGACAGCAACTACTCCGGCGCTAACGGTACGCTCCCGGCCAACGGCGCGGCAATCACGGCGGCCAGCTCGACCGCGACCGCTTCGACCATTGTGCTTAACAGCACACCGTTGACCCCGAACGTTTGGGTTGGAAAATACATCTACTGTCGAGGCGCTACGGCATCCATCACCGGCATCACGATCACGAGCGGCGTTGCCACTGCCACCACGGCGGCCAGCCCCAACTATCTCACGGTGGGCCGATGGGTCATCATCGCAGGGGCAACTGCAACCGGCACCATTAACGGCCAAGTGCAGATCACTGGCGTCACCGCAAACACGTTCACGTTCAACACGACGGCGTCGGGCACGGTTACTGGGACCATCACCTATCAAACCGGTTTCGGCACTGTTGGCCGCATTATCGCCAACACGCAGAACACGCTCACCGTGGTGGACAACGTGCAGGGCGGCCCGCTTCCCGTTCTGCCGGCCACCTCAGGAAATTACATCCTGGGCATGATCGACCGTGGCCAGATCCTCCCGCAGACCTTGCAAATCTATTCGTCGGCTAACTGTACGCTGGAACTGATCAGCTCAACCTACTCCTCGCCGGTGACGCTGACGGGTGCCAGCTTTGCGACGATGTACAGCCTCGGATCTCTGAACAGCTTCGGTGAGCGGGATGTTAGCGCCACGGCACTGACTGGGGGAGAGGTGGTGTACAACGCGCCGCTGCCGTCTGGTGGTCTCCAGACTTACGACCTGAGCCAGTTCTTCCCGCTTTACAACAACGTGCAGGGCAACCAACCGGACATCCTGACCGTGGCCATCACCACGCCGTCTGGTTTTGCCGGCACGGTGGGCGCTTCGCTGATCGCTCAGGAAGCTATGAGCTAATTGCGGAAACGTCCTTAACGGTTTATTATCAACCAAAGATTAGCGCCCGACGGGGCAGGAGTTTACAAGATGGCCATTCTTCACGACGCGCCCGGCTCGACGAACCGCCATAGCGCGAAGCACGGCAAGGGTCTCTCCATCAAGACCCAGATGTCCTCGCCCCACAAAAACCACGTCGGCAGCGGCTCCCGTCCGACCAAGTCCATGCACCAGATCCAAACTACGAGCCCGCACCACCCCCGCATGCTGGACAGCCGCCACGTTCCTGGCGCTCTGGGCGTCTCCGGTTCCATGGGTCCGAAGCACCCGACGAAGCCGCACGGCGGCATGAAGATGAAGTCGAAGTAATTCTAATTTAGACGGTGTTTAGATGGGCGTTAGTGGCAAAGGCAACCCGGCAAACCTGACACGCGCAGGCATGGGACGGCCTAAGGGTTCGCTTAACAAGGCAACCGTTGACATTAAGGCTTTAGCCGCCAAGCACGCAGAGGAAGCCTTCCGGGAACTTGCCCGGTTGGCTACCGAAGCAGAGAACGAAGGCACCAGGGTCGCCGCTATTAAAGAGCTACTAGACAGAGGGTACGGCAAGGCTCAGCAGTCTGTCGCAGTGGGTCAGGATCCGACGCTGATGCCGATGGGTGTGGTGGAACTTCCTCGAAAGGATTCGCCCCGAGATGTTTGATGAGTTCAACACCGAAGGGCTGTATGATCCTGACCTGTCGGTTCTCAATGCCGCACTGGCAGTCCGCATGGCGCGAGGCGAGAACCAGGACGAGGCGATGATGCTCCTGGCGGAGATGTGGCAACCAGAAGCCACTGTGCAGAACCTGATCTAATGCCGCTCAAAAAGGGCAAGTCCCGCAAGGCTATCAGCTCGAACATCAAGAGCGAGCGCAAGGCTGGCAAGCCGTTAAAGCAGGCCATTGCTATTGCACTGAGCCAAGCCCGCAAGGGTAAGTAGGGTTAAATCCGTATTTTGCCCGCCACCAGTGCGGATAGGTGTTGACTGATACGGATACGACCCGTATAAAGGTCACATCAACGGGGCAGCGCCCCACCAGATAGGACAGAGCAAATGATTAACATTCTTAATATCAGCCTGATTCAAATCAAAACCGACAAGCGCGGTCGTGAATTTGCCCAATATTGGCACGCTATTAACGCCCGGTGGATTCGCTGCAATCTTGAAGACGCCAAAGCGGCGTTGTCTTGTCAAATGGAAAATGGACAATGATGCCTACAATTCCAATGATTTATTTCTATCAAAACCAGCGGCTTGACGAAATGACGCGAGAAGAATTGATTGAAGCGGTAAAATTTTTGGGCACAGAGCTTGTGCGGTCTTTAGAAAAACAGCGGACCGACGCTGATTTTATTTTAGAAATGTTTCGGGCCAAAGCTAATGAACGGTGACGAACTTAACTCCGCCAGGGGCCGTTTAGGCGACCTTTGGAACCTTGGCCGGCCTGTCTCCATGGCGGAGATGGGTCGCGCCTTGCGTCTGGGTGGGCGAGATCCTGGCGAGAGTATCCGCGACTATGAGCGAGGCACCACCCGCATCAGCGGCCCGGTTTCCGTTGCCGTTGAAATGATGCTAATGGGTATGCTGCCACCTGATGGAATCCCGCGCCGGCCATGATCCCGACCGTCTGGACACCGACACCACGGCAGCATGAGTTCCTCGCAGCGCCAGAGGATGAGGTCCTGTATGGCGGCGCAGCTGGGGGCGGCAAGACCGATGCGCTCATCATGGATGCGCTTGGCTGGGATGCCTACACCAAGCCTGAGTATCGCGCCCTGATCCTTCGCCGGACCTACCCAGAGCTAAAGGAAGTCGTGGACCGCACCAGGGCGATCTATCCGGTGATCTGCCCGACTGCGCAGTTCAACTCGCAGGGCAGCGAATGGCGCTTCCCGTCGGGCGCTCGCATTGAGTTTGGCTACCTTGACCGAGACAGCGACGTGCAGCGCTACCAGTCCCGGCAGTTCCAGTGGATTGGCTGGGAAGAGCTGGCGCAATGGTCCTCGCCTCATGCCTACGAGTACATGATCTCCCGCCTACGTGCTCCTGATCGGCTTGACGTGCCGGTGTACGTCAGAGCTACGTGCAACCCCGATGGGCCAGGAGCGAAGTGGATCTCCGATAGGTTCGGCATCGGGCCGGAGGGTGATGCGACCTACACCCGCACGACATACGGGGACAGAACATGGAGCCGACGGTTTATCCCCTCACGCCTGCATGACAATCCCCACTTGACGAACTCAGGCTATCGCGAACGCCTGATGATGCTTCCCGACCAGACCCGCCGCGCCCTGCTGGATGGTAGGTGGGATGAGCCTATTGTTGGTGGTGCGATCTACACCGACCAGCTCCAGGCGGCTCGCAATGAAGGCCGGATCACACGCGTCCCTGTCGAGCCGACGGTGCGGGTAGATACCTGGTGGGACCTCGGCATGCGCGATGCCATGTGCATTTGGTTCACGCAGGATGTAGGCCGCGAGATCCGGGTGGTGGATTACTACGAATGCACGGGCGAGGGCTTCCCGCACTATGCAGCAGTCCTGGACAAGAGAGGGTATCTGTATGGACGACACACGGCGCCGGCGGACATTGCTGTGCGAGAGCTTGGCACTGGCCGTTCTCGGATCGAAGCGGCT